ATCAAAAGGTTTGGACTTTACAGTAGAAGTATTAGGTGTTGCACCTAAGAACTCTGCTTTGACTATGAAGTCAAACATAATTTCTTTATTAAAGAAATCAGGAAGAAAAGTAATTAATTACTCTGCGTAATTAAATTAATTCTAAGGGGCGGTGCAGAAATGTATCGCCCTTTTTTTTATTCCCAAATATAGTTTTCCTTTTTACTGACAGCAAAATTTAAATAATCATTAATTTGTTCTAAGTCAGATTTGTTTTTAAGAAAACATAGTTCATTTGCGAAATGTAGTTCCACACTATTCTCTACAGCCAAATTAAATAATTCATTACGCCTTTCCTTATCATCGGTAATCGCGTACATGCTACTGAGCACTATACCATCGGGTCTTTGCTTGATGTAATGTTCTAGGCCAGGTTGCCAGTCACAGTGTTCGTTTTCAAATTCATAACTAGAATACTGTATTTTGTATTTTTCACAATACTTTTCAATGGTTGCCCTTTGCATCGGTAAAGGAATGTGTTTGCTGAATTCACTATTCCATCCTGCATAGGTAATAAAATTCTTTCCTGTGTAATCGAACTGCTCGTCGGCTTTGTGATCACCCGGCATACGCATAAATCCGCCTGGTAACCTCCTGCCATATTCTTCTCCTTCAATAAGAATCCTCATGTCTATACTGACTCTAGTGTATCCTTCTTCGTTGTTGACGTTACCGTGGATGTGTTCTTGAAAGAACAAATGGCTCTGTCCGGGTATAAGTGTCACAGGCTTGGCGTTTTGAATACATGTATCTTCAAATTTCTCCAGGTTCCATTTTTCTTTTAGGAATCTTTTAGTAACTTCTCTGCTTTTCTCGAGGTCCATTATCCACATGGTGTTGGTCTTCTCTGCTTTTGTAAGTGGTGTCCAGATTGTTCTACAACCTCTACCATTGCCCACAAAAATACCTTGATGGAAATGTAGCCTCCTGCCTACTTTGGCTTGTTGTGGTATCACAACTCTTAACGTACCTTGGCGTTGTATCATGTATTTTTTGTTTCCGATCTTGGACGGAATGTATTCTTTCACGAAAGCATCGAACATTTCCATAAATTCTTTTCGTGAACAAGCGTTCTGCACGTGTTGTTGTAATTTAACCACTTCACTGGGTTTAAGCACTTCGTGTATTTTTTCCAGCTCGTCTATCTGCGGGAACTTCTCCTTGATTACAGCACTGGCCCATTGCCTAAAGTTGTATCTTGACAGGTCATAATCGAGAGTAGCATTGTCCCAATGCTCTTGCAGTTTATCCAGCATATTTTTTCCTCCAAATTTCAATGGTCTTGTCCAAACCATCTGAAAGAGAAGTCTTTGGTTCCCATCCTATAGTTTCTGTAATTAATCTGTTGTTTGAACATAACCAATAAATCTCTCCTGGTCTCGGAGGCTTGGTGTTCCAATTAATCTTGCCTTTCCAATCCATTTTTTTTGCTATTAGATCTGCGTAATCTTTGATCTTGATCGCTTGGCCAGGCCCTATTGTGAAGGTCTTACCTATGCACTTGTCAAAGTCTTTCACAACAGATTCCCACATGTCTATCATGTCTTCGATGTATAGGAAATTCCTGTATGGTTCACCGTAACCAAGATTTATTTCTCGCTGGTTCGTTAACATCTGTGAGATTATTTGTTCAGTCACAAAATAATTATTGTCTTTGCGACCATAGGCGTTCGTCTGCCTGATTATTGTGTAAGGCAGTCCAGAAGATCTTCTAGCGTATTTGAGATAGTATTCACAAGCAAGTTTGGCCACTGCGTAAGGACAGTTTGGATTCGTAGGGGTATTCTCATCAAATAGCACTACTTGTTTCGGTACCTTGTTTTCCTTCACTTCGTCTGATATTGGTTGCCAGCCATAGGTCTCCATGGTACTGGCGAAAATAAAATTTTTTAGATTCTTTAGTTCACTTGCAGATTCGATAAGATTAACGGTGCCAACGTAGTTGATTTCGCTGAATGTTATTTGTTCGACAAAACTTTCTTGTACTTCTGTCCTGGCGGCCAGATGTATGATTAAATCAGGGTCAGCGTGTTGTAACTCTTGCCGGACTTTATCGTGCTCAAGCAGATTGGCCTGCATGTGGTGTATTGTGTGGACTTTTTCTAATACTTCTGTAATGTGCTGACCTATGAACCCATCAGAACCAGTTAAGAATATTTTCATAAATCTACTTATTGCCTGCAACAACCATACTTGAATTTCGCTGTTTGTCTAAGCGTTAAATACAGGCACATGATTCAAGGCAAGATAAAAAAGACATGGAAGCCGAACCAGTTTAAAAAACTAAAATACCATATCGGAAATTCTGGTAAACCTTTCCAACGTATTGGTGCTTCAAAAAAGATCATGGAGTCATATCAAGATCGGGCCGGTGCTTATATCTGTAATCAAATACCAGATGTCTTCAGCGAGGTGGTAAAAGACTTCCGCCTTAGTAAGCCAGTGATCGCCCTGCAAAAAATGAAAGTGGGTCAAGTCTTGCCATGGCATGTGGACACGTGCAAGACGTATATCCTGAGAAACAAAATCAAAAACAAAAAAAAGATAGTGAGAATTATAGTTTTTCTCGAGGACAGTAAACCTGGACACCAATTATGGATCAAGGATCAACTATGCACAGGCGAGGCAGGAAGTTGTTTTGGCTGGATGTTTGGCACCAAACACATGGCGGCCAATCTCGGAGAACAGGATAGATATACCTTACAAATTACTGGAATTAAAAACGATTAAAATAAGTGATCTGATGAAGTTGCTGTAGTAAAAGGTATAGCGGCCCAGTTACCTGCATCTTCAAGTGCAGTTAGACGTGAATTGTATTGTGAACCCCAGTCGTCTGCGGCTTCGGTGCCTGCACCTTTTGTACCAAAATCATAAGTCACCTTAAGTTTTGTGTTGTCGCCATTGTCATCGGCTACTAAAGCCCATTCAAGTGTCGTGCAACATTCATCCCAAACTGCTAATGCTTCTGTAGTAAAGAAGTGTTGCTTACCTGCTGTCACACTTCCAAAGACAGTCAATGCTGTTGATCCGTCATCATGCTGTGTAAGGATCTTTGTCTCTTTGTTATATGTTCCGAATGTATTATCTGAATTTGTCATACTATTTTATTTACCAAAGTACACCACGTTGTCCGCTTTGGGATAAGTTCTCCACGGATCAAATATTATAGTGTCATTATCTGCTGTGATGTTATCTGATTCATGTACCCTCACAACTACTTCTACAGGACTATCAAAACCATTTACAAGCACCCCACCGTGCTTTTGTACATAGTATTGCACCAAGAGACTGTAACTTCCGTCTACTAAATTAGTATTTGGTTTGTAGGCATCGCTTGTAAAGTAGATATTTTTTCCATGATCTAGTATTGCAAGTGCCATCGTTTCGGCCTGCTTCTCTCTAGCAGTCATTATGCTTTCGAACATGTCATAACCAAGGCCTAGGTCCTTTGCCAACCAACGCAGTGCAATATTGTCTCTTGGGTGACAAGCACCTCCGTCGCCCATTCCAGGCCTCATATATCTCGGACTTACTATTCTCATTGTGCTTTTTGATAAGGCGTCGGTCACAACGTCCACGTTCATGTTGCCAAGTTTGTGGGCCACGTCTTGTATCATGTTGACCAATGCAATTTTATTACTGATAAAAGTATTGTAGAATATCTTCATGCTCTCGACTTCCTCCCAAGTGCCAAATTCTATACGAGGGAAATTATCGCAGACTTGATTGTAAAATGACTCAAGTTGTTGGGCCTTGTGTGCAGTTTCGTACACGCCTTTTTTAGTTCCTATCATTATCATTTCAGGATTTATCATGTCATCGGCTACAGTGCCCATTGCAATGAGATAAGGATTGTATAACAACTTGGTGTTGGTCATTATTGGATCAAACTCTCTTCGACAAGTGCCTGGAAGCACAGTAGATATGAGAACTAAAGTTTGCGTTGATCCCATGTGCTTGTTGCATTTGGTCAAAACTTTCTTAACCGCGTCGTAGTTGAAATCCTTCACAGGCAAATGACTGGTAGGCGTTCTGCCATCATATCCGTCTTCGTGTGGTGTGGGCGTGGCTACAAATACTATGTCTCTATCCCTGCAAACATCTTCTATGTCTGCTCTGATATCTATCAATTGACTACTTTTTGATACGAGGTCGTAACCCGCAACATCAAAACCTTTCTTGGCTATGGCTTCAGCACAAGGCATTCCTAGTTTGCCCAAGCCTATAAATCCAATCTTGGTTCCGTAAATTATCTTGTTAGCAAAAAACTGTTCGAACATAACACTAATTATTGATTATTGATTTCCTAGAGCATCATATGTGGTGCACACATCATTAATTCTTGTGGGATCAATCCCATGCTCTTTGCAGATATTTTCTAACATTTTTTTATTTTGCAAGGCCACATTTACTAGATTATTGTAGTTATATTCCACGTCTTGTCGTATCTGCTCTTTGTTGCCAATCCCAGTGATCCATGAATTGCAATTGGTCACAATAGCATCTAACTTTTTTTCTTCATTACTTATTTGGTCGTAGTCTGAGATAGGAAGATAATTTTCAAAGGTACGGAAACCTAGTGCCTTTAATTTATGTAGACTGTGGTTGTCACCTGCCATTATGAATGGTAAACTATTCAATATGGTTATAAATGTTTTTTCTGTAAGATACGGCGACCAACCTTTGCGGACTGAGAAATATGTTTCGGTGATTATCCTAAACAAGGAATTCTTAAACATCTTTTCGTCATAGGGGATACCTCCGTAATGCAGTGAGTTTTCCTGAAATATAATTTGAGCATCGTCAGGATTACGATTGTAGATTTTGATAAAGGTGTCAAACTCTTTTTCAGACAACTCCGGAAGCAAGACTTTGCATTCTTCTTTGGTGCCCTCGTGTACATGCAATGACCAAATGGCATCTTTCAAAAGATGTTTAAGTTTCCACAGTAACCTCACTCTGTGAACCCTACCTGGTTTGCCATTTAAAATCAAAAACTTCGTTGCATCACTATTCCATGTAGTGTTAACTTTAGATTTATTTTGTCTCACTACTTTGTCGTATGTTCGCCATATCATGTAGTCAACGTAATAGACCTTAGTGTCCAAACTAGTGAGATCCAGTCCCTTATACCATGAATTAATTATTAGGATAGTTCTAATTTTCTTCTTAGAAAAACTGGCGAAAAGTTTTTCGTAGATTGACAGATTTTTGAATATATGAGGTTCCCATAGAATAGTAGTAATAAGCAAGAAGTCGTCGCGATCAGTTTCTAGGCCACGCTTGATACTTTGTGCCTCCTGCAATATCCTTTCGGCATATTGGTCACTGCTTTCATACTGATCATAAATGTATCTGTACTGCTCTATATTTGCACTGTAAAAATTATCCATCTAATGCAAAAACTTTCTGCTGTTCTCCTGCATACTCAAAGAATCTTTTCCTATTGTGTTGCAGTGTTGGTGTAAGTTGACTGTAATCTTGTGCCAAGTCTCCTTTGTAATTCTTCACGAGATCAGTGATATCGTCCACTGTAAGATCTTTCTTTGTGAAACCAAAAAATTCGTTAAAGGTTTTAAAACCTGCCTCCTCCAAAGTTGTTATTGTTCCTTTGTCTCCCAGACAAACGAAAGGCCTCATTCCTATCAAAGGTTTCCATATTTTTTCACTAAGAAAAGGTACGGCTGTATTCATATTATGATCTGTCTCTGTGACTATTATGAGGAAACTGCTGTTCCATGCGTCCAAAGGTCCAACGCTGAGTGTGTCATTTGGAATGTTTAGATTGCCGTGTCTGTGATTATTTTGGAATGGTAAAGTGGTCCTGTTGCGGTTGTTTAATACAACTTTGCTTGGGTCTTCATTGCCTAGTGTGAAAATGCCCTTCGAGAGAAGACCATGTTTTTCAAATTGCTCGTGTAGCCACTTCCTGTGGAAGGATGGTTTACGGTTGTAGCATAGGAAAGTATTTTGCAGATCCTTTGGGACCAGTTCCTCGTCTTTGTATTTGGTGAATGCCATGCAATTATACATCGCCCAAAAAGGAACAACCAAGTCCTGTTTGAATTTATTCTTATCTATGAAACCGGCTGTCATAATATTTGCATCACCTATAATCTCCTTACAATGATCCAAAACCTCATACCAGGTTGAAGATTCGTACAAGGGATCCAAAAAGTTAAAGAATAATATATTCTTGGCACCGTGATTGCTCACAAGATCTTTGGTTACCTGAAACTTGTCAAGCATCTCACCAGTCACAGGATGTTCACACTTAAGGAAACCCCACACGGCATTGACAATGAGATCAAACGATTGTTCATTACAAACATGTTCAATGATCTGTCTCTCCATTACGCTTGTGCCCCAGTCAGCGGGGAATCCGTGACTCAGATCGTATTTCACATGGTCTGGATTCATAAACGTAGTTATGGCTCGCTATTGGCTCGCTATTAGGTTCTAGTTTTTTGAGATTATTTAGAGTAGTCTGGTAGAGGTCCACCGTATTTGTTGCCTTTGATACGCTTACCACTCACCTTCATGCTTTTGCCACCAACCTTCTCTATACGGTTGCCGGTACGTTTCCTTTTGCCTTGAGACTTACATGATGCTATCCATGACGCTGGTAGATCTTTTGCTGGTCTTGAACAGGCACTGGCCGGTGCTGGGCCAATGTTTTCATCTGTGTTGTATATCTCGAATATCTTCATCGCATGTGTATTTAACACATCTGTCCGTGTCGAGTTGATCTTGTGCCAAGTGTAGCACTTGTAACAAAATGTTATCAGTTCATTAGTTTTAGTATCAGTTTAAGCATTAGTATAAGCATCAGTAAGGTTTAGATGTGTAAGGTGTAAGGACTATAAATACTTGTATGAAGATTACAGAATTGTTCCTAGCGTCAAAAGAATCCAAAGATACAGGATCTAGTGCCACTATATCTAGTGCCACACAAGGCGATCAGACACAAGATATAGTATCACAAGATGTAGTATCAGAAAACTTCGTAGGCACTATAGAGGAACACCCAGACCATTCGGCCATCGCTGAGGGGGTGAGTCAAATCTTGAGGCGGACCAAAGGCAAGGCACCCAAGCAAGGATTCAGATGCTCATCTGGACCCAGGAAGGGTCGTATCGTTGCCAAACCAAGTACCTGTTTTCAAAAAACAGATCCACAGAAGTCAGCCAAAATCAGAAAGAAAAGACAGATCAAGGCCAGGACGGCAGGGAAGAAACTTGCCCAGACCAAAAGGTCAGGTGCAGGATCATTGAGGCTGAAAGGTGCCCAGGTAAAGAAGGCGTCACAGAAGGGCAAGAGTTTCAGTCCCAAACTCAAAGGCCGTGCTCCAATCAAATCTAAAATTGTAAAATAATATGAGTTATCTCGAATGGATCAAAAGGCAGATAAGGCTTTTGAAACTCGAGAATGTAATAAGATTTCCTATTGAGAAGAGATTGGAACAGATACAAAAGGAAAAGAAAAAATAATACTATCGTATCATAGGCCAGGTTAAGTATCCATAGATGACTGACGATGTTCTTACCAAATATAAGAAAGAGATTGAAAACTTACCAAGGGTGATGCCACAGGCGTTTTCTCCTGATGATAAAGCATTAGACGAAAAGATAATTGCCCTTATACATGGTTCGGGCGGTGTCGTCCTTGAAGACATGATGGTAAAATCCATATGGCAAAGGCTATGTGAATCATCCGGAGGCTTTGATCCTGAACACAAGGTGGCCATAAGTGATCTGCCCAAGGAATGGCCTCGATTGAAATCTGGTAAACAAATCGTCTTCAACATCGTGGAATATTCCAAGGTTGAACATTTTGTAAGACATCAGTCTGACAATCCCTACTTCGACCATGGTGTAAAGGACCTTGACTATGATTTTTTCATACCATACGGAAGCCAAGAGTTTCCTAGGGAAAAGGTATTCAGAGCCATCGAAGCATTTGGATTGACTGAAAAGGCCATCTACAGCCGTCCAGCCTCAGATTACAATATGGTCCCGATGTTTTCAGTTCAGGATAGCAATCCTACAATCGAGCAACGAACGATAGAACAGGAGAATGATACGATATCAGATAAAGATAGATACGGACATGATGATAATTTTTTAAGACTATTACCTTTCATGCGGAATTGCAAGGTATCAGTGGTGCTTGAAAATTTCTGCTTTGACGAAAACTATTCAGGCAGGCTTTCAGAAAAAATAATGTATCCAATATCTGCAGGCGTGCCTTGGATTTTGGCAGGAAACAAGTATCAGAGAGAAACCCTTATCAGAAGGGGATTTAGGCCTCATCACAAATTGGCCGAGACGGGTAAAGAATTTATTGAACAGATGTTATGGCTTAAGGCAATGTTTCGTGATCCTGCAATGACAAGACGTTGGCATCAAGAACAGGGCGAGATTATAATCCATAATCAGAATCAATTAAAAAAATTAAAAAATATAATTGTGGAAGAATCTAGTTTTTAGTCATCCAGTTGGATACCGTCGTCCTTCAAGGCCTGCTCTACAACCTCTCTTGGTGAATAGGTCCATACGGTAAATCCGGCAGAGTTCATCTCGTCACCGTCTACCACTCCTTCAATGCCCTGTCGCTTGAGGGCAGAGTTGATACTTGGTACGATACTTCTGTCCATATCTAAATCCCAGTCACCTACGTCAGCAACCTGGAAATGATGTTTATGTGTTTCTATTGTCATTTATAATCTCCTAATTTAAAATCAGTGGTCCAAACAATATCAGTATCAACATCGTTGGTACCACTATGGTCATTGGCCAGAAATGTAATAGTTCTGATATCGTTTTCTTTGTTTTTCTTTTCATCTGAACTTACTTACTAGATTTGCCAAATGTTCTTGACACCACTCTTCGATCTCCATCTTCATTGGTATAATTTCTGCTTCTCTGTATCCGAACCCTAGGCAGATGTTATGGAATCTCTCTCCAAACTTCTTAGGACCCATCAATGCGTCGTCACCATCCTGGGTAAATCCGTCTAGGTAATCACCGTTGGTGTACGAGTCAATCATGTCCTCATATATCTGTTCTATTGATCTGACCTGCAATCCTTCTATCATTATCTAACGATACCTTTCTGCATGATCTTATGGTGATCCAATGCGTCTGCAAACCTTGTAGTCTCCTTTTTATCTTCATCTGGATTGTATTCAGATACCACATAGTTGTGGATTTCTAATATCTTCTTCATGTTCTCCACAGCCTCTAATCTGTTAGTCCTTGTTGGGAAACTTGAATCAGATAAGTCTAATTTTACCTTATTGAACAAGTCCATTAATTTATCTACTTCTTTTTTTGTAAGATAGTCTTTGATGTTATATCTCATCTTGTCGCCTGTGTTTGACATTTTATTCAACTCCTTTTTATTGTTAATCATAATTCATTTTAACACGGATCTGGATTGGGTCAACCGGTGGATATTATATAATATAAAGCCGACTATCCCTAGTGCCACTCAGTGAGACCAACTACTAGATATAGTCATGGCTTAAAAACATTCCATTCTATGCGACTTTTGTGGGAGGTTGACGCTTTACCAATCCATTATATACTGAAAGGACATTAACCAAACAAGGAGTTGAAAAAATGTATATAAAGTTGAACAAAATGATTCAAGACATCTATGTATTG